TAATAAGGGATTATTTCGGCGCACCAAGTTGGTGTAATCCGACATTTTAAAACTAATACGACAGCACCCAGGAAAATCCTGGATGCCTCAGCAAAAGGAACTACCGTGGCAAAAGATGATGTAAAGCGTTATAATAAAAACGCTAAGGCTGGAATTAAGGCTGGAAAGTTTGGACCTAACGGTTCACTTACAAGAGTGCTTCTAGTAGACAAAACCACAAAAGGCAAGATGAGCGAAAATGCACGCAAGAGCGTTTCATCTACTAAACCATCTGTAAAGGCAACAGCCGTCAAAGGTGCTAAGAACAAGATGAAGGCTCAAGGCATGAGAGTTAATATGACTCCATCTACTACAGCAGCAGACCGTTCAAGAACCACTAGGGGAAAATAACAATGCCCAAAGTAGGTAAGAAAGAATTTCCATACACAGCCAAAGGCATGAAAGATGCTAAGGCTGCCGCCAAAAAGGTTGGCAAAAAAATGGTAGTTAAAAAGGCTAAAAAGAAATAAGTCAACTTTAAGGATAACTTCAAATGGCAGCAAAAGGTGGAGCAGAGCACCACTTCGTCAAGAAGTTAAAAGAAGATAAAGCAGCCGTGCTTAAGCACGTAGAGAATGGCTTAGAAGTAAACGTCGCTCTTGGTATTATCAACAAGAAGCGTGACGTACTCAAGTCTTGGCTTAAGGACCCTCAGTTCGCTGCAGACTTAGAAGCATCCAGGGTTAAAGGTTCCGAACTATTAAACAAGACTCTAGGTGGAGACTCTGGCAAGAAGATAGACTTTGCCACATTCTCTAAAGAGTTCCTAGGTAACACAGTCTTTCCCCATCAGCAGGATTGGATTGATGTTCTAGAAGGTAATGAGCCATCTTGGATTCATGACTCTATGGTGTACGAAAAGGGTAATCCTAACCGATTACTTATTAACGTCCCACCTGAGCACGCCAAGTCAACTGTTATCACAGTAGGCTACTCAACCTACCGCATCGCTATGGACCCAAACGTTCGTATCATTGTGGTATCTAAAACTTTAAATAAAGCCCGTGAGTTCGTCTACTCAATTAAGAATAGACTATCCCACCCAAACTACTCTAAGTTACAACAGGTCTATGGACCTGCAGGTGGTTATAAACAGGATGCTGATACTTGGAAAACCGATACGGTTTACCTGGGTCAAGAAGCACGTGATTCATCGGAGAAAGACCCCACACTCCAAGCACTAGGTATTGGTGGTCAAATCTATGGTGCCCGTGCTGACCTGATTATCCTTGATGACGTTATCACCACGGCAAATGCCCATGAGTGGGAGAAGCAACTAGAGTGGCTACAAAAAGAAGTAATCACTCGTCTAGGTAAAAACGGTAAGTTACTTATCGTAGGTACCCGTATTAGTGCTATAGATTTATACCGTGAACTGCGTAACCCAGACCATTGGTCTGGTGGGAAGTCGCCGTTCACTTATCTGGCTATGCCAGCAGCGTTAGAGATTCATGATAAACCAAAAGACTGGGTTACTCTATGGCCTCGCTCTGACCGTCCTTGGGATGGCGACGATGACATGGAACCAGATGAAGATGGTTTATACCAGAAATGGGATGGACCTGCTCTCTTTGCTCGTCGTAGTGAAGTAACCCCATCTACTTGGGCTTTGGTCTATCAACAACAGGATATTGAAAACGATGCGATATTTAATCCGACGCTTGTTAATGCCTCTATTAACCGTATGCGTAAGCCTGGTCCTCTCAAGTTGGGAGCGGCTGGACATCCAAAAGACGGACAGTGGATGACCTTTATCGGTATTGACCCTGCTATGGCAGGTAAGACCGCTGCAGTTGCTTATGCTGTAGATAGGGTTAGCGGAAGACGCTTAGTCCTAGATGCTCATAATATGAGCGAACCCACACCTGGTAAGATTAGGGAACTAATTGAAGGTTGGGTACAATCGTATAAGCCGATTGAATTACGCATTGAAATTAACGCTTTCCAAAAAGCCTTTGCTCTAGATGAAGAACTACGCAGATGGCTTGCTAATAATGGTGTTAGATTTTCTGAACACTTTACTGGCAAGAATAAATGGGATACCAACTTCGGCGTAGCAGGTATGCAAGGTTTATTTGGTACTATGCGTGAAGGTAAACCTAATAAAGATAACTTAATAGAAATACCAGACCCTCAGTACCATGAGGGTATCAAGGCTCTAATTACCCAGTTAATTACTTGGAAGCCAGATACTAAAAATGCTACTGACGTAGTTATGGCTTTATGGTTCTGTGAGATTAAAGCAAAAGAAATGATTCAACAATCTGGTATAAGAATCCATCACGCAGACAATAGACTATTAACTAGAAAAAACGTAGCACGTCAAATGGTTGTGAACCTAGACGAACTAGCCTACGAACAAAGCATTATAAGGATGTAAATGGCTCTCTCACAAAAGCAAATTGCTGACAAGGTTGAAGCCTTACGCAAGCGGTACACTCAACGTGACCAGCGTATGCAGGATGTAACTGAAGTCCGCCGTGGCAACATGGAAGCCGTATACCCAGACATGTTCCCAGAGGGCATGTCAAAGCCTATGATTGCAAACTTCGTTGATGTTGCAGCACGTGACCTCGCCGAGATTATTGCACCACTACCATCTTTTAATTGTCATACAACTGACACTACTTCAACTAACGCTAAGAAGCGTGCTTCCACACGTACCATGATTGTTAACCACATCGTGGAGTTTTCTGGGTTACAAACCCAGATGTATACAGGTGCTGACTGGTATAATACCTATGCCTTTCTGCCATTTGTGATTGAGCCTGATTTCCAGGCTCGTATGCCTCGCATCCGTGTAGAAAACCCAATGGGTGCTTACCCTGAATTTGACCGCTACGGGCGATGCGTCTCATATGCAAAGCGATACCTTAAAACCGTAAGAGAACTTATTGTTGAGTTCCCTGAATACGAACGCCAAATTCTTGGCGACAAAGGTCGCAATGGTAATTTAGATTCATTATTGGATTTAGTCCGATATGAAGATAAAGACCAAATCGTTATGTACTTACCACAACGTGAGAATCTTACGTTACGTAAGGCTAACAATCCACTAGGTAAACTGAGTATCAAAATTGCTCGCCGTCCTGGTTTAGATATGGACGACCCTCGTGGTCAGTTTGATGATGTTATCTGGGCACAGATTGCTCGTGCTCGTTTCAGCCTACTGGCTATGGATGCTGCTGAGAAGTCAGTTAACGCTCCAATGGTTGTACCACAAGACCTACAAGATTTTGCTTTTGGTCCTGACGCAATCCTTCGCACATCTAATCCTGCTGGTGTACGCCGTGTAGGTTTAGAAATACCAGCAGTTGCCTTCCAAGAACAAGCAATACTTGAACAAGAAATGCGGATGGGTGCTCGTTACCCTGAAGGTCGCTCTGGAAACATTGATGCAAGTGTTATTACTGGCTCAGGTGTTCAAGCGTTACTAGGCGGCTTTGACACTCAAGTAAAAGCAGCCCAACAAATAATGGCTGAGACATTACAAGATGTCATCTCAGTTGCACTTGAGATGGACGAATTACTATTTCCTGGTAAAAAATCAGTAAGTGGTATGTACCAAGGTGCACCATACAAATTTGAATACGACGCTTCAACTGCCATCAAGGGAGATTACAGCGTACAGGTACGTTATGGACTAATGTCTGGTCTAGACCCATCACGTGCCTTAATTTTCTCACTACAAGCACTACAGGCTAACTTAATATCTACAGAGTTTGTAATGCAAGAACTTCCTTGGATGGTAGATGTCGTCAAGGAAAAAGAACGAATTGATATTGAAAAAATGGAGAACGCACTTATTGGTGCGTTGAGTGCTACATCTAGTGCAATCCCACAGATGGCTGCTCAGGGTCAAGACCCGTCAGACATAGTTGGTAAGATTGCACAAGTAATTGACCTACGCCGTAAAGGTGAGGAAATTGCAGATGCAGTGCTTCAGGTATTTAAGAAACCTGAACCAGAACCACAAGCACCACAACAAGAGGAAATGTCCATGGAGCAAATGATGGCTGCCATGGGTGGTGCTCCACAGACTGCCCCAGGCGAGGGTGCTCCAGTTGAAGCAAGTCCACAAGAAGCGAATATGGCTAGTGGTGCTCCTGTTGCAGCAACCCCTGGGGCTTCCCCTCAACCAAGTATACAAGATATTTTAGCACAGTTAGGCGGATAACAAATGGCACGTGGTGGATACCGTAAGCCAGCGAATCCTGCTCCCGTCAGCGGACCTGGTGCTTTGTCACGTCGTACAGATGGTGGACCAACTCAGGCTGCTCAAGGCATACCTGCCAATGGACAGTATGGTGAGCGCAAGGCTATGCAAGAACTACAACAGTCTGCTCCAATGCAGGGCAACCCAATTCCAAGTTCTCCAGCACCAAGTATTAGTGCCCCAAGAAGTCCTGTAACAAATCTTTTTGCACCAACAGAATTACCAGATGAACCAATAACTGCAGGTGCACCCGTAGGTCCTGGACGCAGCCCAGAATCAGTTGGTCAATACTCAATGATTGAAAAGTATATGCCTCAACTAGAGTCCCTTGCTGCTAAAGAAGATAGCCCAGAGTCATTTAGAATATTTTTAGGTTTAGTTAAATCCTTTATACGTCAGGAGCCCTAATGTCTCTTGATAAAAATATAGCAGCATTTTCTAACGTGTTTAATTTTAAATCTCCAGAAATTATATTTGCATTTTCCGTCATTGACTGGGAATCACCAGAAGAACGCAACATGTTCATTGCTGAAATGATTAAGGCAAACGACGGATACAGGATTGGATAACAGTGCTTAAAGGCGACATTGGCTCTGGAACAACAGCCGAAAAAGACAATCAGGATTTTCTTACACGTATCGCTGCTGGCGTAGAAAGTAATACACAAGCAGCACAAAAGATAGAAGAAACCAGAACTGAAATATTTATTAAAAAAAATGCTCCAAGATTAGATGCCGAGAAACTACAGGTAGCAGCAAGTGTACTTTCTGGTTTGACTAGCGGCATTAAGGGTGCAGACCCAACTACCAAGTATGGTAAAATAC